GCTACGAAGCAAGGGGCAAATCACCCGCCTGGATCGAGACGCGGATAAACGGCATTGCCACGCGCAAGATGCTTACGGCGGCGATTATGGATTGTGTCAGTGGCGCAAGCGATCATACCATCGCCGTAACAACTGACCAAACGTATGTCAAGTTATTGCAGTACACCGCCAAACAGTTGCGCGAATTGCTTGGATTAAAACCGCGTGAAAATCCGCGCGATTGGATGGGTTATCTTGCGCTGAGTTATTTGTCGATTACCGAAGGCATTATCAGCGATAAGTTGCGCAACCTCGGCGAGGATGACATGGTGAGTTTGGAACTGGCTACTGAAGTGATTAACCACGTGGCCGGTTTTGTTCGCGCCCAATATGAAGCAACGCAACAGATGCTAGGCATAGATTTAATCACTGAGCGCCCGCTTTTAGTAACCGGAGGCTAACCTGATGGAACTCACAACGCAAGAGATAGAGGCTATCGTTGAGGAAGCGACTACGCAAGTCATCGGGAATCGCCAAACGATTACTTCCGATGAAATGAAACAGGTAGTATTGCTAATCGCAAAGATGTTAAGCCAGCGCCATAATCCGGCGCAGAATTAGGAGCGAGGGATATGATGACTAGATATTTGGTAACTTTAGCCTTTGAGCTTCTCTATGAGAACAATCCAGAACCCGAAAACGGAAGTTGGTATGACGACCTGGACGAAGCGCAAGCGGCGGCTATCGAGTGTAGCTACGACGATTCAGTCTGGGCTGTATATGAAGTAATTGACGGCCATTTGGGTGAAATGCTGGCGCTGGCTTTCTATTGCAACTTGTTTGTGAGGGACTAAAATCATGATGACAATCGAATACTATTGCCCAGAATGTGAATACCCGATGAAACGCATTTACGCCGATGACAGTACGACGTTCATTTGGCATTGCGAATGTTGCGGTTGTGTGATCGACGACGACGAACCAGACGACGATGATTACCTGGAGCGGCCATGAGCGACAACGGCAACGACAACCACGCGGCAATACAACTAACCCCGCTCCAAACGTCTAAAGCGCAACTTACACCGCAAGGGTTAGTGCTTGCCGATGGCTTGGATTATTACGAATGGGAAGCTATCGGCCAGACGTTGCAGGCAATCGAATTGTGTATCCAAATGGCAATCGGCGATTGGTTAGTCTACGGGGATCATCGTTATGGTGAAACCTATACCCAGGCGGTACGAATCACCGGGAAAGATGCTGGTACATTAGCCAACTACCAATCTGTAGCTAATGCTATCCCACCTTCATTGCGCGGTGAGAATCTCACTTATGAGCATTACCGCTTCGCCGCTCGGTTGCCCGAAATAGAACAACGCCGGGAATATCTAGCCGCCGCCGTGAGCAATGATTGGTCGGCGCGGGAACTTGACCGCCAAATTAAACATGATGCTGGCATCCCGATTTCGATCACAACGACGTTCACGATTGTTGAGCTTGAGACGATTATACAGGCGCTAGAGGAACGCCAGCGCACGAACGGGGGTTCTGCGGCGGACGGCCTATTAAATCGACTACAGAACCTGCTACAGCGCCATGCCGCTATAGAAGAAAACCACGTCCTAAGTAGTGACGTGGCGTCCTGATGATCCGCGGTGTGTTACCTAACCGCTTGTGTATTGGTTTTGTAACTAATCGAGGTGAGTATACCACATTAGAGATTGAGAAACAAGGGGAATTGCCTATTTACAATTATATGATTTTAGATTATGATAGAAGCAATACACAAATAGTTTTATTTCTAGGCGGTGTACGCCAATAATTGATAACCTATAGGAGAATTGAGTAATGGCCGAGAAGCAATACCATATCAGCACAATCTTATGTATTACTACAGGACGTCTGGTAGCGCATACCAAATTGGGATATCAATATCCAATCTATGCGGTCTATGATATCTTGGATTATATGTCTGGGGAATCGCTTTACACTCACGCGCTGCTTCGTGTTGCGGACGAAGCCAAACCAGTTATTTTGGCGCTCTATCCGCAATTAGCCGAGGTCGTCTGCCCCGGATTTGACGTATTACCCACCAACCAAAATGTGCAATCATTCATTGATGATTGGATCGACAACAAAATCGTCCCAAAGTATGGCGAATACCTTACTATTTATCCGATGCACACGGATGACCATGTTCGGATTGACCCTATCGAAGAAGCCGCCAGTATGTTTGGGAAAGATAGGGTAATCGTTGTGGATATGTCTGGCGGGGATACCCCCGATAGTCTATAGTTGAGTGGCGCAGCCGAACGCCTTGTATTCGGCCTAACAAAAACTATGAATGAACCTACGAAACCGATTGTAACCAAAAACGCTATCCACATTGTCGATCCAGATTTATACGCATGGTTCTCGAATTGGTGCGAAAAGACGGGGCGCGTGCGCTATGTTATTTGTACTGAAGCGATACGCGACTTGATGCAAAGTGTTGATCCAAATCACCGGTATGACCCGGAATATCAGGAGGAAAAACAAGATGAGTAACGATAATACGCTAGTGTTAGTCCCAAAGTCGATCTTATCACTTTCGCCAGTGCAGATGAGTAGTATTCAATTCTTGGCGCAGACGTTGGTGAAATCGTCGCTAACGTACAAAAAAGACCGGACTGTAGACGACCTGATTTTAATCATGATTAAGGGTGTCGAAATCGGATTAGCGCCTATGGCGGCGATTTCGTTTATTCACGTCATTCAAGGTACACCGTCACTCAGTCCGCAAGGAATGTTGGCATTGATTTACGCCTCCGGCCAATTGGAGGATATGACCATCAGCGACGACGGCACAACCTGTACCGTGACCATGAAACGCAAGGGATTATCACCCCATTCCGAGACATTCTCTATCGAGAAGGCAAAAGAATTAGGACTCGGCGGACGGGACGCCTGGCGCAAACAACCGGAAAATATGCGTAAATGGCGCGCCGTGTCTGCTTGCGCTCGTATCGTATTCTCGGATATTATTCACGGCCTGTATACCACTGAGGAACTGCATCCTGACGTGGTAATAGATGGCGACGGTGAAGTCATCGAGGCGATTGAACCGATAAACTTATCAATGGACTCAGTAACCGCGCCTCCGGCAAAAGAGAATACCGGCTTGATCTTTGCCGACGGTGATACTCGGAATAAGTTCACGGCGTGGGCAGACGAGCATTACCAAATGGCGCAAGACCAGGTTTTAGGAGCATTGCAATATCACACGCCAGAAATCAAGACCCTCGGCGAGTATCCCGGAACGGCTTCTCAGGCGCGGACATGCGTGATGGTCTGGTATAGCCAAAATGAGAACGTTTTTTTTGACGACCTCTTAGCTGACTTCCGCAAAGCGGAAAATGTAGACACCACGTCTATGCGCGAATTTGCCGACACGGTGTTGCATGTACGCGGGGGTATCGCCCCTGAACCAACGCCAGAACCGACCTATACTAAAACCGCCTACCGCGCCAGCTACACTAAAAACGCTAAAGGCTCTAGTGTGGTGACGTTCTTCGATGCAGGGAAGGATCGCTTGCCCATTCCGGCGCTTTGGGGACGTGATATGTTGCGCGCTTTGGACGGGGGGACTGAGGGGGCATGGCACACGTTCGTAGGAAATTGGCAACCGGGCGGCGAATCGGTTGAACTGCCAGCACCTATTGTTATCGAATACAATGCAAATAAGGTGCTATCCATGCGCCTATGGGTTAATCTCATTGCCGACACGCCAGAAGTTATTCAACCGAGTGAGCTAAAGCTGTTTCGACAGAACTTCGACAGGAAAAACTAGGAGACCATCATGTTTGATCTAACCACTGAGCAAGAAATTAAAGTCATGCTTAAGGCGATGGCAACCGAGCTAGAGACCGGGCGCGGCGATTTGGAATGGCAAGTTATGGAAGATGAATGGAACGCCGGTGTCAATTGCCGGTTATGGCAGCACAGCACCGGGATAGCGATTATCGAGAACTGTGAGAACACGCCATCGGCGCAAAGAACCGCGCTCCAACGTTGGTTTGATATGAACGAAGCAACGCCGTTTTAGGCGGGGGGATACTATGAGCGAGCCGGGAGATATTTGGGACGTTTTGCGGGGCTTGCAACGCTTGGTCGGGGATGGATACCAAACTCAATTCATTTGGTGCGTTGGTGATTATTACGATGTTACCGTGATGGATGCCTACGGGGTGTTATACCTGTCGGCCTACGGGAACAACCTCGATACCATCCTGGGGAAAGTGCAGCAGTGGATGGCGGAAAATCAGGACTTCAGCGCGCCGGATAACTTGCGATAAGGGCAGGAAGGGTAAGTAATTTATGGGCTGCGATATACATCTATATGTCGAGAAGTTAAAGGGTAGTGGATGGGTTACTGCCGATGTTTGGGCTAAAAGCGAAGATGGTTGGCTAGATGTGCCATTCCGCAAAGGGTTTTACAATGGGCGTTGTTACGAGTTATTTGCGATTTTGGCCGATGTCAGAAATGATTACTCGGCTATCCCTATCGCTCACCCGCGTGGATTGCCAGATAATTGCTGTGTTGAGGTGAAAGAATGCCGGAGCGGGTGGGGTGGAGACGGGCATTCTGATAGCTGGTTTACTGTCCAGGAGTTGTTAGATTATGACTGGACGCAAGAGCTTCGCTATAACAAGGTCGTTTCGGCAGTGAATTATTACCAATGGAAACTCTGGCCGGTTGAGGAAGTTTATCAGGATTTGTTCCCTCGTGGCTGGTGCGATGATATCAGTGGCGGCGCAAGTGAGATTGTATCGGAAGATGAACTACGCCAACGGCTACTGCCTCTGCGGAAAGGCAAGTACCAGGAAGCGTTGGCGGTCTGTAAAGAGAAATATGCGAATTTGTACGGGCGTTGCCAATGGTTTGCCCCGGCGCATAACTGTTGTTCCTCTTTTTGGGATGCTACAATCCCACGATTACTACGTGTCGGGAAGCCAGACCAAGTTAGGATCGTATTTTGGTTCGATAACTAAGGGGAAAGGAGTAGCGATGGACGATACGTGTATGCTATGCCACGCGCACGGTGAGGACAAACGCACTTTGGTAATTTCCTGCTTTTATGATTTAACGGAAGTGGCGGAAGAGTTCGTCCCTGTCGATGAGGTTGAAAGCGGCTACTACCTGCGAATATGTAAAAGTTGCCGGGCGGCGCTGTTGCGTCACCTGAAGGACTGGCGTAATGAGCGAGTAACCCGGCGCGGCCTTGTGCTAGACCACGATGGATATGAGGAAGAGGTGTAGCGATGGATGAGAAACGGCCAACCATAGTTAAAATCATAGAGACTTGTTCCGCCTGCCCGTCTCAGTGGGATATGTGGGACGCGGAAGGTAACTACTACTACGTGTGCTATCGGTGGGGCTATTTGCTGGTCGATCAGGGCGAGGTTGGCAACACCATTTATGGCGATCGACAGGGCGATGCCCTCGAGGGGTTTATGGGGGCGGACGTGATGATGGATAAACTCCGACACGCCAACCTGTTCAACTTTAGCGAATCGGTTATTTGTGAGTATCCTTATGAGGAAGGACTAGGATAGCGATGGATGAGAAGTGCCAAGTACCAGGTTGTAAACAGATAGCCGCCGCGCAATTAAACCAGACTTGGCTTTGTCCTGAGCATGTAAACCAGTGGCTGGCTATAAAGGGGGAATGGGTAACTAGGCTTGAGCGAGTGGAACGGCGCTATGCGTATGACCGCAAGGCGCTTCAGGACGAATACAAGCGGCTAGTATTTGATTTCTTCGAGGAAGATGATTATTGATTTCTTCGGGGAAGAATAGATTAGTTCGTGATAAGAGTCCTTAGCGCGAGTAATCGAAAGGCACATGATGAGTTTCGCAGTTGTCTATGTGAATGAAAGCTGGTCTGGTTTATCCCTCATGTGGGGCGGTGTCTACCCTGATTTTCCGTCTTGCTGCGAGGACCGGCAAAAAGCGCGGGGCATGGTCTTCCAGGTCGAGACCGGGATAGGGGTAGAAATCTGTGATGCTTTGGATTTGCATTACAATCGAATCAAGTCACTAGATGGTTGCGTCCCTATATATCAGGGGACTGGCTGCTGGTGGGATACCCGTGAGAAATGGTATGAGCGCATCGGCGAAAAAGCGCCGGAAAGGGCGAATGATGGATGATCTCCGACGACGATTAACCCTATGTTGGCTAGTGCTGCGGACACCGGCTGCGGCGCTGGCGGAATTGCGCGATGAGATATTGGCCGCCGATGAGTTCTATCGTTGGCGGCGCGACAATCCTGAGTCGCCAAAGTCGCCGATTACCTGGAAAACCAAAGCTAGACTTGGAAAAACCTATACGCGGCCTGTATTCCCGATTGTGGAAGACGACGATGAGTAAAGGTATTCCGAAACGCGCCGCCAAACGCGATAGTAACGAACGCGGAATCGTGGCGGGGCTTCGGGCTGTCGGGGCAATGGTGGATTACCGTTCTGACCCTGGTCGCCCGGACTTAATTGTAGGCTGGCGGGATGCAAACTACCTATTTGAGGTCAAGCGTCCTGGTGAGAAATTAACCGCCGCCGAAGCGGAGTTTTTTGCAACGTGGCAAGGGCAAAAAGCAGTTGTGCATACGATAGAGGAAGCATTACATGAGATTGGAGCAATAGGGGGAAGTGACACACGGGGGTATGACGCTAGTCATAACGTCGAATAAAGGTATCGGTCTGGGATGAGTGCAACTAAAAACCAGAGTGAAAGAACCATAAACAAAAACGAACCCGGCCTCTAGCCGGGTTTTATTTTGTGGAATTGAAGCGCGATTATTTACTCATCATTTGGCGGAATGATATTTCCGGTTTTGCCATCTACGGTTAATCGGAGTGTGTGGGCAGGGTCGTAGTCTAGCCGTTGTTCGGGCGCGATTTTTATCTCATATTCGCTACGATCCACTGATAGATAGAATTTGGTTTTTACTTCTGGTAATGGTTCGTCTAGTTCGGCCATAACCTCAGTCAGTGACGTATAGGCGTCCACGATCATAAACGCCGCCTCTGCCAACGTTTCACCTTGCGAATGGCAACCGCGAATTTCCGGGACGGTGGCGTAATATAGTTGCGCGGCCTCATCCCAGAAGAATACAATCGTATAAGGTATCATCAGAATGTCGCTCCGGTAGCGCAGACATTAAGGTCGTCGGATTCTTCAACCGTGATTGATTCAAACCGCCAATATGACCCGTGTTTCCCGTTCCCCCAAATACCACGAGTCATAACGTCAATAGACACAGTAGGATTATGCCGGACAGTATGGAATGGGAATAAGAAGGTTCGCGCTCCGACCATAGACCCTCGGGGACCATTACAGTCGGTACACAACTGCTGTTGTGATAAAGTATACACTCGCCCGTCAATGGTTATGTGGGCAACCAGGAAAAAGTTTTCCCGCGCCTCGAAATAGTTATCGAAACTGATATTCGAGTACCCGCGTACAACCAATTGATAACAAATACCCTCGCTCAATTCAAGCGGGTCTAAAACCAGTCCGGCGCTGCCAGCGTAATATAACAAATCCACCGCAAAGCCGTTCCCTTGCCGTAGGATATCGGTATACTGTATCACGCCGTTAGTATCCGCTCCGAAAATAGGCGCATATCGTAACGGCGTCTGTTGTAAATGCCCACCAATTATCTGAGTTTCCAAGCCATAGAGACAGGGGTTCGGATTAACGAATACAACGTTAGGCGATACACAATCTATCGACCAACCCGTTTCTTCCGTCGGCGTAGGTTCGATTGTGGCAATGTCTGTCGGGGCAATTGTGGGAATCGCTGGCAGAGTAACCGTAACGGCGATTGTCGGCGGCACATCCTCCGGCGTAGTGGTCAGAAGTAACCAGTCCTCGTCGGAGCGGCAAGCCGATAGCCAAATGATAAACATACATAGGATGATTTTACGCATAGTACGCATTGTTAGCCTCTTTCAATCCAAAGTAAACTCGGAACTTATCCCAGAAGGCATCCCCGCCCGTTTCAACCATAACAAACAAAAACGCACGCGCTACGTAACCTACTTCCGGAGCGAACCCCGGATAGCCCATCTCTACTAGAATATCGCGTTTGTTGATAAAAGAGACGACCAGCGCCAGAACAAATACAATCGCCCTAACGATATAAAAGTAGGCCGTTGGATTCAGCCGCGCCCGAATTGGCTCTACTTTGATCGTAAGCATTTTGATCGCTTCGACAACCATCACCATAAGTACGCCGCCCATTCCAAACAGGCGCGCAATTTCCGTTCCTACTGCTACCAAATCAATTTCGTTATTCATCGTTAGCCTCCGCTAGGCACGCTTTCCTGACTGTCAGATAGGGTTGTCCCCGGTTTGGGAATACCCCCGTTTTGCTCCAATTTGGTTTCTACCGCGCCTAACCGTTTTCCCACATGGTCTATAGAAGCGCGAGTGTCTTTTATTGTAGAAGCCGTTGTCACCGTTGTTTCCTCAAGGCGGGTAACTACTTCCAACAGTTGAGTTACAATCCCTTTAATCGCTAGAATCTCGGCTTGGATGGCTTCTAATCCTACGTTCGATTCTGCGGTCAACTTTGTTTGGGTGTTCAATGTAGTATCCATTTTCTGTATCAACTCTAAAGCGACTTTGTGTTCGGTCTGATTGACTGTTTGGCTATTTTCAATCCGGGCTATGATTCCGTCTAATATCCCGGTTTGTTTATCGGCGTTGGCGGCAATCCGATCTAAGGCGGAATCGAATTTTGTCATCATTTGTTCTAATATCTTTAATAGCGGGCGTACCATTACCAAGATAGCCGCCGCTACCAGCGCCATAACCCCGATAGTGGTTGCCAGTTCAGTGAGTGAATTTTCGATCATAGGAGTTCCGCCTCAAGTAGTTCTTCCTCGATAGGAATAGCCTTCACGGTAAAATCCTTATCCGCATTGATTTGGGTATAGGTTACATCCATACAACGGACGTTAATAGTCGTCGTCGCCCCGCCTGCTTTGATTTGCGCTACGGTCAGACCGGTCACATCTACCCATTCGGCCAGCGCATATTTATCAGCCAAGATCGGGTGATAAGGATTGTCTAGCGCCCCTGTTCCGGCATAACCGGTTACAACTTCAAAGATTTTCATCATTATACCTGTCCTAACACGGCTTGCGCGGCGGCGTCTAATGTACGTGGCGCGGCGGTCAAGGTAGTCACTACGCCATCGCCGATAGCATCTAATTCACCGTCTGTCTCCGTTGCGAAATTGGTTGCGCTAGTATATGCCCAACGTGCGGTATTGGCGGTATAAGACGCAATCGTAGACCCTACCGCCAAGATAAGTATCCGGTCTCCGGTAGTCACGGCAGCGGCAGTAGTGGCGCGTTGGGTGCTTACCCCGGCGACGACTTCATTTAGCGTAAGCGCCCCGGTAGCGGTAATCCGTACTTGCCAATAATTTATCGCGTCCTGAATACGGAAATGCAGATCAATGGTATTCGCGCCAGTGGGCAAAGTAGTGATAGTATAGTTGATAAATGTATCGGCGGCATGAGTAAAGATATCCCCGGCGCTACGTGTACCAATAAGTGCAGCAGTACAAAGGCCATAATCGGCATTAAACGGAGCGCCCAACTGGGCTATCCGCATATAAGCAACATCAGGCGGATAACGAGAAGCGCCCAACCCACCAACTTGCCCATACATCGGGGAATTTGTACCGGCAGATGTATACCAGGCCAACGTGGTATCATCGACAATCATCCACATTCCGGCGCTACGAAATACTAAGGTGATACGGAAATAGGTATCCGCAGTGGCCGTGATTCGGGTTGAGGGATACAATGACCCACTGATAGCTTTAGCGCAGAGATTAGTAACCCAAGCTAATCCTTCCATTGTTAATACATCACTGCCATTTTGCCCGGTTGCCCAACATACGATTGGGGACGCGCTATTCCCCCCAAATGTAGACACATTTTTGACGCGAGCTATTAACGCCAATCCCGGTACACGATTATAGGCGCTGGTAGTGGCAATGCCGGGGTTATTCGTGCCCGCCGTTTGTTTGCTCGGCGCAAGCGTCGCGCCTACCGTCCAGTTGGCAGGTGTAGCGGTGTCTTTAATGGTTAATCCGGTAGTCACCGGGAATATCGGCGCAAGCAACGTGCGAGTGACTTTGGGATGTAATAGGGGCAAGAGGCGATTATGATTCATTATCCCTCAATGTCAAAATATTCTTTGCCGAGAAAACGCAACACGGCCAACATCCGTAGTTGGTTGTTTTTCAGCGCCGTAAGCGCCGTCTGTGCCGAGGCAGGTAAGGCGCTAAGATTCGGCCAGTCGGTAGTAAGCGCGGCTTTAGCCAGTTGGTATTGTTCAATCGCAGTCTTGGCGTCAAGCTCAATTGCCGCTTTCCTGCCTTTAATAAAATCGGCCATTATATCACCTCGATTCCTAACACGTTGCTGCCTAATGTTTTATTAATGTCGGAACGGATGGTAAGTATCCCGGTTTCAATCGCGCCGACGGTGAATGTCCCTACCCCACTGGCATTTAGTGTTACCACTATAGGCTCACCGTCACACAAAATAGGCACGTCAACCAGCGCCGCCGCCACATTATCGCGTTCCCCGTCGGTCATAATCGGCGATTGTAGTTGTACAGTAATCGTCGCAATATCGATAGGGGGGTCGGCGTGCCCGATGGTCGCCTTGTCGCTGGTAAGCAGCAAGTAACGCGGTTTGTTGGCTAATACCCATTCATCGGTAGTATCAGCATAGGTTACGGTTTTCCCGGTGAAAATAGTTTGTTGCGGATAGGGGTTACTCATCCTAAGATTCCTCGTAATGTCCATTCGAGCGTGACGGGTTCATTGGCGTTGCCGATTTCAAAGGTTGTCCCTGCCGTTGGCAAAAATGTAATGCTGGTAATAGCATTGGCGCTTTCATACATTCCGTAAGAACACCCTAATCCATATTCATTTGCCGTTGTGTTGCCGATATTACTGGTGGCTATCCAATGTTTAAAATCGTGAGTATCGGTTGGATCGAAGATTACAACATGGGCATTGCCGTACATATTTGCATCAGCATTAACCGCCGCGCAAGCTGCGGTAACAAAGGGAAGCGCACCGACGGAATCGGCAGTTTGCATAGCATCCGCAAGACTACGGAAATACGCTCCATCATAACTTGCCGCAGTGGTATCGGCGTTAAAGTAAAATGTTACATTATCGGCATAGGTGGCGGCTAAATCGCATCGCATCCCCTTGAGTGTTAATTCAAAGGACTTATACACATATCCCCCCGGCGCGTCCGGCCAACCGCTAATCGAAACGCTGGCGGCGTTGGCGGCCACAGACCCGGATAAAATCACATCGCCGTCAATACGCGGCCATTTTGCCGCCCCTGCTGTCGCATCAATACACATGTAGATGGTATCGTGCGTTACATCGTGCCAGATTGACCCTACCGCATACCCGTCATTTACATCGTCGCCTACCGCTGGCGGAACAATGGCGGCATAGTTACAAAGCAGATTGGTGGCTACTGCGCCGTTGGTTAGTTGACGCAATATTCCGGGACCGGTAGCCGATAAGTCCGCTTCCGTTCCGCCGTTTTCGAGAGGCCATTTGCTTGAGGCCGGGCTAATCCCGCCAACTTTAGCAGCATTTAGATTAGCGACTACGGTGTCGCTGGCAACCACAAGCGGCGCTGTTCCGGCAGCCACGTCACTTTCCAATTGGTTCGCAGTGATCTTAAACGCGCCAACATCCCAGTTGGCGGTAAGTGGCACTGTGCCATCGGCCTTTAAGTCGCCACCGGCGGCGCTCCCATCGCCGATTACCATAACGTTTCCGTTAAAACCAAAGACCTGGACAACTTTTTCGGTGTTATCTAGCGTTATATCCGTGCCACCTAATGTATAAATGTTCCCTGTGCCGTGTTTCAGGATAACGGTACGCGCCGTGTTACTGGCGCGTAAATAGCAAACGCTGCCAATGGCCGCGCCCAACCCGTTTATTGTGTCCAGGTTATCAGAGGCGGCATCTATCTCCGTATCAATGCTATGATACATTTGACTTACTGTGATCGCGCCAGCATCTATCGTTAGCTCCGTCGCCGCCGCCACCGAGAATGTATTTATTTGTTGTAAATCTGCGCCCACACTACCAAAAAACGGTCCCATGAGCGTGCCGTCGGATAGTTTAGCGTAAATCCCATCCGATTCGGCAAACAGGTACACAAACCCGGCGGCGGGTGAGGCCGGTTCACTTCCCTGTTCCGCTAACCGAATTTTGGCGATATTTGCCGCCCCGATATTTGGCATAGTGTATCCCTAATCTGCCTCGGCAATCCAACACTGAGTAAGTTTCAGACTGTTTGAGGCGTCACTCCATTGCGCGGTTAAAATCATGTTGTTGATTACCGTCGTGTCAATAGCAATCGATTCGTAACACATATGAACGATAGTAGTCCCGGTTTGTATGCGCCCAAACGTAGATACCGTCCCCGCCGCGCCAACGGTACGGATGGTAAACCAAATTGCCATATCCCAGGGCATGTTTGTAACCAGACCGGCGGGTGTATTAATGGTCAGTACGGTTGTTCCGCCAACGGTCAGGATAATAGTCGCTTGGTCAGCCGCATCATGGGTAGTATATAATCCGCAAGCGGTAATAAGATATACCCGTTGCGCCTTCAATTCGTTAGCGTTTAGTACACCCGTCCAAAGTGTAGTGGGAGCGACATGATTAGTTGCCGTGACGGTAGCGATAATGGAATCAGAGGCCACAGAAACAAACCGGCGATGATTCACGGCGGTATGATAGATACCCGTCCCGTCAAATTCAATGACGCCCGCTTCTGGAACGGTGAGTAATGTCCCTAACGTTAATTTTATTGGCGCTGTTCCCGCTGCCGCCGTTCCCGCGCCAATATGCAATTGCGCGGTAGGCGCACTGGTATTCACTCCTAGCGCGTTGGCCGAAGCGTCCAAGAATAGCGCATGGGTATTGGCGTCTGATTCTACCCGAAAATCAACATCCGCCCCGGCGTCATTAAAGGTCACTCCGCCTTCACGCGGCGCAAACGGTCCCGTGACTACCCCCGCCGAACTCTTGATATACAGGCCGTCGCTTTTGGAGAATACTTGATAATAACCAGCCGCCGGGGAATCCGGGTTTACTGTTTGTTCTTCCAAACGAATACTGGATATTTGCGCGGCATTGATATTAGGCATAGTTATTCCTGGTCGTACAGGTTCATCGTATTATCATCGGTCAAAATAAGCGAGTCGTCATCCCAGAGCATACGAACGGTAATCGCGGCGGCGGCGCTTTGTTCGGGCGTCTTTTTCTGCGCCATTTTGTAGGTCTCGGCAATCATATCCGCTACGTCGGACGTGTATGTTCCGGCTTCTACCTCAAAGAGCGCATACCCGCCACCAAGATATTTCCGCCGGACACGCTCAATAATCATTTCCACTGCAAGGCTGGTTTCGGCGTCGGTGATGGTTATAGATTGGCCGGGTAATAGCCCACTTTGATAGGTCGAGAAGGCCACACTCTCCGGCGCGGCGTGTTGATCGAGTTCCGCTTCACCAGCGGCGATGGCATCGTCCTCAGTGATAATCCCATCATCGTAAATAGAATCGCCGATAGCTACTTCATCGTCGATTATCGTTTGTTCGTCCTGCACAATGATTTTAATCCGGCGACGTAAATAACCGACCACTTTCCAGGAACGTTTTAAGTCATCGGGGGCGGTGTCCCATTCTAGCCAATGTTCCTCCGGGTTATACAATACCTCGGTGACGCCAAATGCCCCGCTATTCCAATTATCCACTACCTGTTCTGTCCAGTTTGGCGCGAGGTCTGTCCCGGTATTTCGATAGACCGTCGGATATGTTCCGCCCGTTAGCGGATAATACCGTTGTTCCAAATCGAAATGGGTTAAAACGCCGTTGCCTGGATAGGTGTATTCCGTGTAAACGTTCTCCGTGCCGCCATTCACAATGACAGTATTCGCGCCGTCTTCGGCGTTGGTGGAATACTCAAAATCCTCTACACTATCCGAAGTTCCAATATCAATATCGAAAGGCGCGTCCGGTGGAGTATCACCCCAATTTAGGTTACTAGGGGTATATTGCAGACTGGCGCTGGCGTAGGCAGTATCTGTCCATTCACAATTTGGAGAATCCCCGTAAAACCAGGCGCGATCTACCGTCACTGCCGGGTTATTAGGTTCGGTTTCATCAACAAATATTTCGGTTAATACATTATCAATATCTACCGTAAACGCGGCGGTAGAATTAAACCCGATATTGATGTCCAAATATCCACTATCTGGATACCCGTCTAGGTTAATAGCATCAATGGCTAGATAATAACCGCGAGTTACCCAACTCCCTGTCGTGAGGGTAAATGACGAGCCAGACGTGAAAAAATTAACTTGGTATACCCCAGAAGTATCGTAAAGAGCTATTTCCACTTGACTACTAACATTAGCCGCGCTGGTCTTTTTGCAACGATAAGTATAATACAACCACTGGTTATCTACTTTGGTGTATGGGATAGTTAAGGTGGCGACGTCACTGGCGCGGCTTAATCGCATAAAGGCTTTATTTCCACGACTGGTAAGCCGAACGCCCCCGGCAGTCTCACCGTACCCAATATTCCAGACTACATCCCCAACAGCCCAACCCACTGCCGTCGCCCATCCTTGCAGTATCGTTCCGGCAGACGGCATAAACCCGTAATAATTCATATTCGCTTCAAAACTGGGATTATAGACCAAGTTTTCACGAATTGGCGCGCCAGTATCAAACGACCAATTCGCCCCAGTCTTCGCCGCTAACCCGTTCATTGCGTCTAATATGGATATATCGGGGGAAGGTAGAGTAATATCAGTATCAAATACATCCGTAGCGCCGGAAAAGTCGAAGTAATTACTTACATCGGGGATACCATCGGCCAGTATATCATCGAGGATTTCTGTGTCTAAACCGACGTAAGTATTATTAACATACGATTTTTGTAATAGTATCTGCGACGACGACGCCTCGATTTCAACATCAATTTTCCGGCCTCGTTTGCGGCGCGTGAAAGCGGTCACAAAACCAAAGAATAATCCAACTGAGGCAGTGGCGGAATAGATGTACACCGGCGACCAGCGTTTAATCGTAAGACCGCCCGCATCTTCGATGGTAAAACTGGCGGTACTAATCCGGTTACCCCGCTCTAAGGTAATCGAAATTGAATCCTTCGGGACTTTACGGACGACCCGGTAATTGGCGACACTAATCAGCAATTCTTCTTTAGTAGTAGGCATGATTAGTTCCTATTGGCAATGTGATAATTTGCGCCTCTAGCGCGCACCCGCTTGCCCAGTTCCGCCATAATCGCGTCCACTTGTTCCCGCGTTGTTCCCGGCGGCACATTTAGATTTTGAATAGTAATGGCCGTATTGCCGCCGCCAGCGCCCGCCGCGCTTAAGGCCATTCCCCCGCTCATAGCGTTTACTCGTAGTGGCGATACTGTGCCCAAACTGTTCATTCCCCGTTGTAAGGCGGGGATTGCCGCCCCTAAACTAGACGAAAACCCGGAGGACAGACCCAAAGCCATGTTTTTGCCAACGGAAGCCATCACTTTAGATGGGGACGCGATGCCAAGATTTGAGAAGATACTCTGAATAAGCGCATCGCTTAATTCAATACCAGCTTTGGAGAATAACCCTTTCATGCGCAATAACCCATCAGCCATTGCTTTTAATTGAGCAATAAATCGATTCTTGTTTCTTAGATTTGGGTTAGCTGCGGAAAACTGATCGATCAATTGCTGAGGAGACATTTCCCCAGTTAAAACCTTCATTAAATCCTTAACCTGATTCTCCCATCCCTTCCCAACGCGGGGGAAATCAGTAGGGCTAAGTAACTCTTGAAAAGCCTGTACGATAAAACCCTTATATCTTGTGGCTAGGATTGCCTTCCCAAGTCCCCCCATTGCCCCACCAAGCATTTTAGGGACAGTGTTATTAAACCCGACCCCAATACCCTGCGCCATTGCCACGCCGATAGGTATCATTGTAGTTGCTGGCGACCCAATTCCCAACGCGCTTTTAATCCTGTTGACTAGGGACTTAACGCCATCGGCAATCCAACCGAACCCCTTCTTGATCCCTTCCCATAACCCCTTAGCAATAGCAATGGCGATTTTCACCATAAAGCCGGGAATGCTGTTGAACATCTTTTCTAGCGAACTAGGGATACCACCTATCTTAGCGATAAACCCTTTGATAAACTCGCCAATCCGCTCAAATCCGCGTTGCATCCGTTCGGCGAAGGCCGTCGCTGCCGCTTTCACCGCATCCCAGTTTTTGATGAGTAAATACCCCGCCGCCACCAATGCGGCAATGGCGGCCACTACCAACAGCACCGGCCAACCGACGGCGGCAATCCCGGCGGCCACTACCGGCAATATCCCGGCTAAGGTGCTGAATACTCCGGCCAACATGCCGCCAATGGCTACTAACGCGCCCCAACCGCTTGCCATCGCGCCTACAATCATAAGCACCGGTCCCAACAAAGCCAACAATGCGGCAACGGCGACGATCACTTGGCGCACCGGGGCGGGAAGTTGTGTGAAAGCATTAACCAGAAACTTTAGCCCTCCGGCGATAGCCCCCACTGTCGGCGCTAAATCCTGCCCGATTCGCTGTAAAGCGACCTGGACGTTATTCCGTAGACTTTTTAATTGTTCCGCCAGGCTTTTTGTTTGAATTGCGTAGGCTTCGGCGGTTCTTCCGGCTGCATTACTCATCGCCTCAAGGTCAGCAGTTAATGCTTGGGTATTCCCACCGGTCAAACTTACAATGCCTCGAAAGGCGCGTATTTCTCCGAAAGCCTGATTAAGCGTCTCCGCATCATTGCCAGCGGCATTAGCAACCGCCTCCAATGCCCCCGCTAACCCTAATGATTGAATCATCGCCATACCACTATCATAACCAGCACGTTGCATCAGGGCACTTAGTTGCGTTGATGGAGATAACATTTGCGAAATAACTGCATTTAAATTCGTGCTGGCAGTTGCGGCATCCGCGCCATTGCGGGTTAATGTTGCCATTGCTGCTGCTATTTGTTCCAATGGAATGCCTACGGCGGCGGCGGTAGGAATAACATTAGATAACGACCCGGCAAATTCAGCCAAACTCCCCTTACCCCGGTCAACCATCGTAAATAGAATATCGCTTACCGCCGTCGATTCACTAGCGGCCATTTGATAGCTATTCAGGATGGTTGTTACCGCGTCCATTGCGGTGTAAGTATCGGTCATACCGGCAGTTGCAAGTTGTGTCGAGGCGGTCAACACGTCCATAGCGTCGGCGGCAAAAAAGCCAGCGCCTTGAATATCGTAGAATGCTTTGGCAAGGTTAATATCACTCTCAGTTGTAATGTCAACATTCATCGACATTTCTTGAAAGGTATTCATCAATGCGTACATCTCGGCATCGGTTTGTTTCCCTACCGATTGGATATTGCGCATCTGTTGTTCTAAATCGGCGAAACTTTTGACCCCTACAGCAGCTATCCCAAGCAATGGCAACGTCAGTCCAAGTGTCAAGCCGCGCCCTAGACTCGAAAGGCGCTGCCCCATTGAGGCGGCAGCACTTTCTGTCCCGCGCATACCGGCGCTGGCTTGATCGCTATATTTCATGACAATTCGCAACACTTGGTCGAGAGCCATTATTTGCCCTTACTTTGGCTTTGGGCGGCAATCGTTTCCGCGTTCATACAAATCACAATATCCTGCACAAACCAATCGGGTTGAGCATCCAATTCATCCAATGTCCAACCCGTCCGCAAACAAATCATCGCCGGGGTAAGTTCTTCCGGGAACTTACCCTTCCCCATTCGCGCTACCGTCTCCACTTCCGCCCGGAAATTGGTCGTCCCGGCTTGGAGTAAGCCGGTCAATTTCCTCTAAGATATAATCTGCGTCCCGCGCTGGCAACCGGCCAATATTCTCCGGTGTTACCGGCACAGCCGCGCCGGTGTTATCGGTAAACGTCCAGGACGCCAAATGAGCGCGCAGAATTTCCTCTTGCATTCGGGAACTGGCCGAAGAATCCATTGACATTTCGCCATGTTTGTTGGTGGCGATTTTCTGCCCGGCAAAAATGCGCTTATGGATTGCCCGTTGTTCCGCGTAGGATAACTCGCGCAGTGTCACGGTTTCATTTTCTTCCCACCAGGGCGCATGAATCACCACTGTTCGTATATCAAATCGGCTCATGAGTTCCTCTTAGGATGGGTACACATTCATATCGTTGTAGACGCGGACAATGTACTCGCTTGCTCCGGTGCTATCATAGACGCTTTGCAGTGTCACTTCTTCTGTCACCGTGCCATCGGAATCATCCGGTTCAGGCCATTCCGTATAACGGTATGACCCGTCAATCATGACATACGGCACGTTGGCTTGACCGGCGTCAATTTCGGTTGTGCCTAACATGTGCAGGCGGATGTAGGTTGTCGAATTGGCAAGATACTTATCTTTTTCGCCTTCGCTGATGGTACTATCCCGATAGAAGATAAGTTTCAATTCGGCATTCTTGCGATCCTCATTCAGGCCGCAAAAATACAATTGCCCGTTTGCTCCGTAACGTGGGGTGAATTGCGTTTCGAGCGTCCATGTCCAACCTTGAATCGCGCAGGACTTTTCGGTATTCCCGATGGTTGCCCAGGCCGCGTCAATATAGAATTTGCAGGTATTGGACGTATAATACTGGACGGGCAGCGCCACTAACGTAGTGAATGTCGTTTCGGTGATTTGCCGTCCTGTCCATTCCCAGTTGACCATCACCGGCTCATTAGGAGCGCCGGTAATTTCCAGGCGACGGGTAAATACGTATTCGGTTTCATACGCCTGGGTATTATCGCCAAACTCCAAAGTAAACGTGTCAATCCCGGCGGCAATATCGGGGGTATTGGCGGCGGTTAAACTAGGCTGAATCAACCAGTAGTAAGCAAGCGGCTGTAACACCGAGTTAGGACGAGTCGCCGTTACATTACCAGCAATCGCATTACAAAACAGCCAAACGGCATGGCGGCTATTCAGCGCCATTTCGATTGACCCCTCCACTTCCTTGCCCACTACAAAATCGTCGGCCATATTCCGGGAAAGCAAACCGCGCTCCTGTTCCGGGTAATGGATTTTCCGATCCCCATAGGGAATGGACGCCGTGCCGTAGAGAACCTCAACCGCAGCTTCGGCAGTCCCCGGCGTCCCCTCTACGTTCGATATCTGTAGTTTCCGAAATGCCTTCAGACCGTATGCCATTATTTTCTTCCTCCGTATCTTTCACTTCGATTTTAGATTTGTTTTTGCCACGCGGTTTAGTAGTTGCTTCAGGAGCGCGTGGCGCTCCGGCTATTTGTTGATACAATCCCCGCGCCGTCAGTTGATCGAATAGAATATCTTCGGTGATACCAAACTCCAAAATCAGTCGGGCAATATCCGCTTCGGTTAAATCACGCGCCGGGACACCTACAATATAAGAACGCCCGTCCCCGGTGTATCGTAAGATTACACTCATAGTTACCTTCCCCATTTCATTTGGATGACAATCTCTTTCCCGATGGCATTCGCCAAATCCCGCGCTTCTGGGATAGCCTGTTTCAGTTCTTCCTCGAACATGTGTATCCCCTTTGTCCCCTTCCGAGCGATAGAACGCTGTACCAGGAATACCGGAATACCATGCCGCTCCGCCCAGGGTTCTAGCGCAGCGCGGGGCGGCCAGTGAGGGCGCGTGTCCTTTTCCACAAATACGGCGTACCGGCTGGCCTTTTCGGATGGGGATACCACTACCTGATACCCGTCCATTGTCTGCGTCACTTTGTAATGGATACCTTGCCATAATTCGCCGGTATCCACACGCGGCGCGTTGCGAATACGCTCTTTCACTTCTTCCGCTTTTACCGCGCCCCACTTTTCCATCTTCCCCTTTGAGGCGCGTTTGGCAATCGGGTTAAAACTACGCAACTTGCGGATTAAATCGGACATTCCCTCGACATAGATGGTTGTCCCTGTTCCGGTAGAGTAGGGCGTGCGGGGCGCGGGCATTAAACACCCCCGGTGACATAATGCGCCAACACCGTCCAATCTTCTGTCCGATACCACTTGCCTACAAAAGCATACCCCGTTGTGCTAGGCGCATCCTCAAATCGGATGTAATTTGCCCCGGCGATACTACCGCAGTTATCCCGGATAATCTGCCGGAAGGTGGTATCCAATTCGTCGAGTTTATCTTCCGCCTGAGCTTCGGTTTGTTCATCCTCACAGAGTACAAAGTTACGGAAGGTAATCCGATAAGTGGTAGGGTTCGCGTTGTAGGTATTCATGCTTTGCAACGTACCGCCAGACCGGATAACCAGAAACGGAGATTGCCCGGCCACTTCACTTTCGCTAGGCATGTACCCAAATACCAATTGCCATTTGGCGGAAGTGGTGAATAGCGTTACAAAGGCATCGCGGACAGTTTCACGGGTGATAAAGGTCGTCATGATTTATTTTCTTCCAGGACAATATGCAGGAAGCTATTCAGGACGTTGGTCGTCGGCCAATTCCCCACATATTTAACCAGGTAGGTTGTGCTGCCATCTACAATCCAATCCCCGTTTTTAATATCGGGGATTTGGGTCACGGTTGCCCCGCTATCAATGTGGGTATGATTTTGGGTAAAGGTTTCCCAACGTTCAATAAATTGGCCGTCTATCCCGGCGCGCATAGTCACCGCTTCGTCGCCTTTGCCTAAACTGGGCATAATCGGCAATACCTTCACACTTTGCAGATGAGTAACCCGCGCCCCTATTTTCCCCCCTGCTAACGCCGGAGACCGTAAGGTGCTGATTACACTTGTCGCTAATCGGGTGAAACTGGCGTCGGCCATATTACCAGCCTAATTCATCCACAGTATCTTCGTCGTGTTCGGCAAAGTTCAAAGTAACCGTTCCGGCTTCTAAGGTGGCTTGGCTATACCCGTAAAGCAATTGCAGCCGTTCGGTTTTCCCGGCAATCATCTTTTCCAACCGCGCCGAAAGTTGGCCGAGCTTTTCGTCTCGATTCCCAACTTTAATATCCACATACGCCAGATTGCCTAGTGTATTTTCAAGAGCGCGCAATTCAGCAATATCGAGAAACTCATCATAATCAGCAGTAGCAACCGTCGTTACATCAGCGTCGGTAATCAAGGCCGGAGCAGCCGTTGTTCCACCTACCATACGAATTGCATAACCGATTGGATCATTTAGGTCGGCGTTTGTACCTGCAACCGTCGTACCGTCCAAGCCTACGGCAGTCATGAGCGCGCCTACTCGTTTGATGAGAATAGCTTCCACATTAGCGCGGGTTAATGCCATCATTCACCTACCATTGGTCTAGGAGTACCGCTAGACGCACTTGCAAGTCGCCGGTGGAAACATACGTTGGCGCTGCGCCGCCTTTAGGCACTTGCAATTGGCCGTAAATCGCGCCGCCAGTTCCGTAGGCGTGAATCACACGGGTGAAACTTACGTCCGCAATACTGTTATCAACGGCGTCTGTATAATCAGCGACGGCAACCTTCACCACGCCGATACAATTGAGCAAATCGGCGTCACTAGGATCAAAAAGCGCGTTGTCAGCAGTGGCGGTAAAATCCTGATTAAACAGCCAAAGATTAAGCGCCACCATTTGTTGCGATTTATCGGAAATAGTGACATTCGTCAACACGCCGCCACAATAAGCCGCATTAAACAGGCCGGTAAATGTCAACTTGCCACCTACTGCATCGCCAAGACTATACGCCCCGGCGGTAATCGTTGGGGTGGCGGTCACTACTTTGGTTGCGCCATATCGTTTTACACTCATGTCAGGTTTCCTTTCCCGCTTTCACTTCCGGGGTAGGGGCGGGTTCGTCTGCCGCCCCGTTGCCCAACTTTTGCATGAGATGGTCAACTACTTGCAACGCTCCTAATGCCGAAGCGACATTGTTTTCGTGTTCCCGTAGTTGTTTCAACAAGTCCACTCGTAACCGTTGCAAGTAATCGTTGGTAATCATTAGACCGTCACCGCCTGCCATACGCCGTTAGTATCGCTAACAAACAATAGCCCGTTAGTGGTGTCCAATCCAAGCGACCCCGGCGCAAAACCACTATCCGCCCCGTCGGTGAAGTCCCCAGTTACGATCACAATGTCCTCAGTGAGCGTCTTCCCAAACCGAATCGCCGCCGTAGAGATGGTAGCGCCGTAACAATCCAGGATGTAATTAAACCCGGTATTTGTCCCGGTATCAGTAACGGAAATGGCCGAGGTCACGGCGTTGGCAGTAGAGTTATCGAGGTTACGAATACGCAGGCCATACTGAGTAGTAGCTACCGCGCCTTCGTTTTTCAGACCGATATCAATACCACCAAACTCAGTGGCGCAAGTGCCGTAGTTTTCCGGCGTCACGGTTAGACCACGAATAGTTGGCGCAGTCCCGCCCGATTTGTTTTGCGCTCCAAACGATCCGGCCTCTAATACCCCTAGTGTGCCGCCGGAACGCTGGTTAATCCCGATGTTGATTCCCCGAAGGACAAAATTGGCATCCCCCTGGGCGTAGTTGTTCCCGGAAACGCGGATATAAGCATCGTTGCTATCACCGGTTGGATCATACGCAGCCTCGCGGTCTCCGCTTATGTACAGGAGATACGATTTCTGCGCTGCCCCGCCCCGGAAGAATGAACCTCCGTCAATTTTGATGCCATACCCATAGGCTTCGCCAGTATCACGAACCGGCGCGAAAGTGGCGCGAGTACCGGCGGCGTTGCTATCGAGTACCATTCCCGCCCCGGTGATTTCTAGCTTTTTGGTTTGGATTGACCCAAACCGCCGTCTAGTTCGACTTGGCATATTGTTTGTCCTTTCCTTCCCCGTCGGCAGGTAGAGCCGACGCCTTGTTTAGCTTTTCCAGTTTTTGCAGGCGTTGGTTCATTTCCGCTAATTGACCTGACATTTTTGCCAATTCAATTTGCATAGCTTCAACCGCCTGCATCAGTCTAACGTTAGCCCTACCTGTTTTCATGGGATTTCCTTACACGCTATAGCCGGACGGGATTGAATACGTGCCACCGACACCCAATTCCATGATGACACCGTTCAGGCGATTGCCACAACCAACCCCAAAGTTATGCTCCCAGTGAGATTGAGTAATCGGATAGGTCGAGTCAGTGGATACCAATGACAAACCACGAGGCAATCCGGTATAGGCCGGGTCAATCCGTAGTTTCAAAGGTTTCGGCGCGTCGGCATGGATACCGATGATATAGTTGGCCGGAATCCAGTTCCAACCCACGACCCACACGCCAGAGCAACGGCCATACACTTGCGCCGTCGGCGGAACATCGGGATAGCCATACGGCACGTCGGTGTCCTGACCGGGGCGCACATAAGCATCGGGAATATCGTAGAAATCGGTCAAGTCTTCGGTTAGGGCACGTTGCGCGCTATTGATATAACACACAATGTTCTGCCCGCCGGTGACTTTGCCGAAGTGATGTTCCAAGTCATCGCGGATAGTGACATACGGATTATTGGTGTCCGTAATGGAAGTCGAAGCATATCCCGATTCGAGATAATGATCTTCGATTGCCTCAGTCGTGCTACCAATAACCGGTGGATAGATTACTGCATCACCATTCGCCAACGGTTGAATGGTCAGACTGCCCCAGATTGGATCAACAAACGTGTCGGCTACGTTGTCTAACAGACGCCGCAAAATTTCAAACCGCAGGGTATTGGCGTCCTGAATCATCACGGTTTGCAAGTGGCGGTTGTATTCGTCAATAGTCATATAGGCTAACGTGCGAGTATCCCCGGCCACTTGAGCGCCAAACGGCTCTAGTGGATAGGAGCAATCCCACGACCCATAGGCTTTCACCGCCGCCGATTGCGCCGTTCCCGAACGCCGTTGCAAATACCCGCCGCCGGGTAGTTTGTACCGTTCGGTGTAGTTCTCAGTTTCCATTTCGACAAAGGCGCGCAACTGCCACGCCAATTCCGCGTTATAATCTGCCAACAGTTTTTGAGTAGCATCAAAAACCACCGCCTGACCCAACGTAGAGATGAAACTACGGTCAGTATCGTCTAATCCCAAAATTCCAAAGATACCGCTCATGAGTTGTTATCTCCTTATGCCCAGGCGCGCAGATAATCGGCGTCGATAAACAAGACTTTGGTTTTGTCCTTGTCCGGCAATGCAACCACGCGGCCACAGTTGACCGTCATTGTGCCCACCGCTGTAGACAATGCCCCTACCGTGTCTGATAGATAGGCAATGTCATCGTAACTCATGCCCGACAAGGTAAACCCATAACAATGGCCGCGCACCAGAACCGGAATCACCTGTGCTGTTCCGCCGCCCTCTAAAGCAATCCCTCGGAATTGCTGATTTCCGGCTAAGTTCGCATCGGCTACTTCTACCGTTCCATAGGTGGCGTTAAAACAAACCGCCTGCCCTTTGGTAATGGTTTCCGCCGCGATAAAATCGTAGATTTCGGCTCGCTGCGGGTACACCGCGCCAATTTGCGCGGCGGTAATCACAATCTCGTTTGCCATTAGATAGACCTCCTATAATGGCGCTATAAATCGTTTCGGTTGTTTGCGTTCTTCAGGCGACGTGAGCTTTGCCGGTACATCTCGTTTCACCGGCGGAGTGCCTAACCCATCGCCTGCCCGTTCCTTACTTTGCAGTATCGGATAGGCTTTGATCGCGGCCTCGATTGCTTCCGGGATACCTTTAACCGTCCCATCCTCAATTGAGACCGTATTATAGTCGATGAGTTTTAACAAGGCTTCTCGTGCCGAGTTGTTAAGATTGTACTTTGGGTCAGCCGCCGCCTGAAGTAGCGCGTTTTTGATAAGCAGCCCGTCATAATCCGCCTGAATTGCCGTCGCCTTACTTTGTTCTTCGGCAAGTTTGGCGGCCAGCTTTTCCGTTTCGGATTGTTCGGCTGCTTTGGCTTTGCGGTACTGTTCGATTATGGCGCGCAGTTCTTTTTCGTCCGTCACGCCAACGGCAGTCAGAATTTCTTCTGTGCCTACTCTTTTCGCCCGCGCTGCCCGTTCCCCCATGAGTTTATTAAATTGCGCTTGCGTCATGGAAAGTAGTGGACTTTCGTCTTTGCTTTCATCGACTACCGCTCCGGCCTTCGCCGTCTCATCGGAGTTTTGTTGCTTTGTGTCATCACTCATAGTTATCTCCACATAGTATCCGCGTGTGTCGCGTTAGGCTAAAATCGACCTAGAAATAAACTGGCCGTTACTGTCCGGTCATTTGCCTAATCACATTATAATTTGGCTCAATTACATATTCCGTATTTGTGTCATACCACTTAACTTCTGCTCCCCAAATCCCATTGCGGTTGCGGATATCGGCGTTCTTTGCCCAACGCGCTCGCAAGAATGGGTTTTTATTCTGTAAATCATTTCCATCTTGCGCGCAAAAAACAAAGGCCGCTTCATAACGGTGATGCTTCGCCCACTTCGCCAGCCTTTTCACTTCAGATTGCGCCTTTTCTGGCGTGGTAATAACCCACATAGAACACCGCTTATTACCAATACCGCACTTCTCGAAATTATGGACGCCATTTGGGATAAGCATATTAGCCTCCGGCCATTTGTCGTAGCGGGTCAGGCACTGCCAACCCCGCTTCCGTATACAATCGTAATAACTTGCGCGCCGCCCTGCGCCGATCTTCCGGCGATAAATCCGAGATACCACCACGAGCGCCACGTAATGCGCCATACGCCGCTTGCATCCCATTGATGTTGTACGCGCCGCCGGGGGTAGAGCGTACGGGTAGTTTACAATTCGCTTTCACTTTTTCTTCCCCGGCTTCGTTGGTATCCACTAAACAACACGAACAGAAATCGCCAGCTTCTAAATCACTTTCCGGGTTTGACCAGGGTGTGCGAACAAAAGGCATAATATCCTCCTAGACCATCGGGCGATAAGGATTTCCGTTCCGCATTTCGATACAATCTCCGCAAGATTCTAGGGCGGTTGTATACCAGTAAATGCCGTCATCTTGCGTAGATAGATAACACTTACAATTTCCGTGACATTGGGTAGACCCATCTTGCGGTACGCGAGTAAGCCGAGGTAAGTTATTCCAGGCCGCGTTCTCCTGTTGCCGCGCATATTCTTTCCAATAAGACTGCGCGCTATCATTGCCGTATTGCGCTACTCGGTTAATCGCTTGCAATTCACTTACCTTACCCGCCTGAACATCTAAAGCGAATTGATGTAAATAACGGTATTCGTCGCGCAACGTGCCGCCTACCCGGCCATACTCCACGCTGGTCATATTCGCCACGCCACCATTAGCAAACATGCTTTGCGCTAAATGCGCGCTCTTTAATTCTTGCGCAACGGCAGTTTCCCATTGGCTAAGGTTCAATTGCCCGGCGTACATCTGGCGAGTAAGGTTCTGCGTAGTTTCAATGACCCCCTGGACGTGCCGCTCCAATTCAGCGCGGACAACATTCTCGGAAACAAATCTACCCGTGTCCGCATAGCGCCAACGTGCCGCTACTTCATCCCAATTGACATTCCCGGTAAGTAGGTCGTTACTCATCAAGCGCGCCTACAAAATCATCGCTGGCATATTCATCCCACCATTCGAGCGCTTCGTCAATGTCCAATGTATCTATTTCGGCGATTGCCAGTAATTCATCTTCCGGCAACGGCTCTCCAAAATCAGGCAAGATATCGTTACTCATTCTCTTGGCTTTCGATCATTGGCGTTTCGGTTTCTTGCGCGGTTACGTTTTCAGTAGCCGTCCCCGTTTCGCCTTCGGTTGCTGGCGCAGGCGCAATAGGAGTTACTGGTGTCCGCCGCGCTGTCCGGCGCACTTCGGCGATAGCAGCGCGTTGCTGGCGGCGGGTAATCAGGCGTATCTTTTCCTCGCTCCATCCTTGCGCCTCAAGATAAGATTCAAGCGGTATGCCGGTTTTTTCTATTGCAATGGCCGCCGCTTCCCAAAAGAGTTTGTTTTCTTCCAATTGCATTCGCTCGTCTACGGCAAATACTGGTCGTTTTCCGATGGTATGATCTAAGTCGCCACGCTCATAACTATCGAGATTAAATCGCCCAAACACTTCCGGCAAGTACCCCCGAAAACCGGCAATCGCAACGGCCATTTGGTGGGCGTCTTGCAATCCCCGGTCATACCCGCCACGTCGCATTTCTACTTTCGTTTCGCTTTTCTGGCGGGCGACCAACATAGCGCGGCCAGAATTATCGCCGGAATTGGCGTAAATATCCAACTGCAATTCCGGGTATTCGCGTTCTAACTCACTCAATACATTTTTGATTTCCGCGCCCGTTTCGGCTATTGGCAAATCGGCGACCAGTGGTTGCGCTTTTGCATTAGCATCAGGAGAATACAACGCCGGGATTTCCTCACGACCTGGATCGGGTCTATCCGTAGAACTGGTAGCGGTGCTTTGAGTAGGGTCAGTCTTAGGTTTAGTAACACCGGCAAACAACCACATGGCATCCACTGTCTTGCGGATTTGGTCATGCAATTTACTGGCAAGGTCGTCGGCCTCATGGATTTTGGAGCGCATTTTGTGCATTTCCGCCCAGCCCCAACCGCCGGAAGTATCCCCTACGTCAATGTGCGGCACGTGAACTAATGGGATAAATCCATACGGTTCTTTCCATTCCGCCGCTATGTCATTCCAGGCAAACGGCGCGCCATTAAGCAACGTCTGATAGATAACATCGTCGCCTTCCCGATAAGCGATTTCGGTATAGGTTACGTCCCTATCCCCTGCCGTCGGGCGTGGGTCGTCACGCTGTTCTTCGATGACATACGATTTTACATGCCCAAACGAATCCTTATAAACTTCTTTCAAAACACGCGGATGCAATACCTCGATGTATACTTTTTCTTTTTGCGGATTGTCCACTACTTTTAGCGCCACATCTCCCATCGTGGGGCCGTAGAGAGTATACAAATCTTTTTTCGCTTGCCAGTTAGACCATTCCCAGACCTGAGCAATCGCCGGGCGTAACAATTCATTCTCTGTGATAATCGGCAGCGCCGATGGTTTCACCGTCCCGTCACCGGCGTCCCAGTCCAACAACCCGCCCATAAGATGCGTCTGCCAGAAATCCCCTAACCGCCCCGCCGGGTTATAGATGTTGCGAATATACCGATAGAGACTATAATCCACCTTGTACCGGACAGCCCAATTGTGAATATTCCGGTAGGCCGTGTTCTCGTAAAACGACCAACAGATGGCGTACCGAAGCAACCGGCCATTCCAATCGGCAAAATCATCGTTGTTCAATAAATTGGTGACTACGTAGGGGTCACGAAACGCTCTAAAGGCTGCTTGCATACGACTCCATAATGAGGTCATTCATTCACCTAACCCCGATAATCTTCCAGTGGACTACGGGTGACGGACAATTCGTTCCCGCCACCAATATCCAAATGCGCCACCATATATCGCGTCATATCCATCCCGTGATCGTAAAGTTTGACCGGCTTTTCGTCATCGGCTTTTGTTTCGCCATGTTGCGGATAAACATACGCCGGAAATTCTTCTTCGGTACAGGTAGGGACAAACCGTTCCTTGAGGCTGTAATCGGTTTCCACCAAACTATCCCGCAACAGGAATAAACGCGGCTTGCCATCACCCTGTACTCGCAACCGTTCCTGCACTCGCTCAATGCCCAACTTCACATCTTTGATGGCGGCAATGGTAGTAATCCCGTTTTCTTCCAACGTCGCCCGATCACTGGCGTCATGGTCACTGATGTTCGCTTCGAATTGTTCCCAACCGGAGAGCGCCTTAATCTGTTGCGCGTGGTCGAGTACCGTCCTCCCCGTCATGTAAATCTCACGGTACAGATACAACCGCCCGTCTTCGTCTTCCGCCCACCAGCCGCACACAAACGGGTTACGATAGCCAAAATCAATACAGCGATACCGCCGCCATGCCCAGGGAATATCAAAACGGTCTATCACATGAATATCCGGTTGCCAATCCTCATAAACCATGCCTTCCACGCTTGACCATAACCCTAACCGACCCCGTTTGTAACGCACGCCGGTAAGCGCGTCCAGGCGCGATAAGGTGAGCTTGCCCCGTTCCGTAATTTCGCCGGTAGTTGGGTCATAAAGCGTTGGGTTGTCCTCATGCCGCGTAGTAATCAATTTAATCTGCGGGCGCTTGAGTATCCAATGTTGCGGGTAAGCCGGATTACAATCGCCAAAGATTTGCGCGTAAGGGGTATTGCCAGCGCGCCCGGTACAACGTCCGGTCAACTTTTCCCAGTCGTCAAGGCGTAGTTCTTCCACCTGATTTACATAAATAAAATCAAACTCCGAGGATAGAAATTTATCCGGTTTGTCCATCCCGCCTAAACGGAGTTGCGAGCCATTTGGGTAGATATACATCGCCGGATATTCGCCACCATACCGGCGCACGGCGCAGCGAGTATCCCCGATAGGGTAGGGCAGCACCTTACGCTCGTAGGTCACAACCGCGCTATTGACCAATGATTGGTAAGTCTTGCGTACCATCAGCGCCTGAGCGTTTTTGTACTTCGAGAGAAGCAAGTGAAGTTTCATCAGCGCCGGGTAGGTTTTGCCGGTTTCATAACCACCAACTAAGATGACTTCCGGGTCATGGGAGCGCCATAGTTCCCGCGCCCCGCCATAACACTCAAAACCGATTTTGCTTTCCTTCGATGCCTGGATAATCACCGGCTGCATTACAATTCATCCAAATCCATTTTCACAACGCCGATGGTAATGGGCGCGCCTTCCGCGCCGGTCACTTCGTGTTTGTCCTTAAACATGCCATGATACCGACCTACCAATTCTAGCGCATGTTGTTTATCGGCGAATTTAATCTTAACGCCTTTTTGTGGGTCGTATTCAATACTTTCGATTAAATGCAACACGCCACGTTCCCGCGCCTTATCCGCATTAAAAAGTGGCAGCCCGCCCGGAAAATCGAAAAAATCATCTACCGTAACTTGTGCCATTTCGGTCAAGCGGCTGATTACCCCGCCGGGCGTCAATCCCCTATCGGTTAATATGGTTTCGATCTGACCGGATATGTAAACATCTTTTAACAGCCGGTTAGCGGCCACGCCTGCTCCATTAGCAGAATAACCGGCGCGAATGGCTGCTTGTGTGCCGTTTAAGTCTTTCAGATATTCAACAATGAATTGTTTCTGCCTGCGCGTTAGCTTTTTTGGTTCGCCCTCATTAGCCTCCGGCGCAATGTGTAGGTCGTTGGTCATTCCAACACTTCCACATAATAAGGCGGGCGCGTGGCGATATCCAAACAACCGGCAATTACAAGAGCCTGCAAAATGCGTTCGGTAGGGGGTAATTCCGGGCGCGCCAGAAATGCGCCTAACGCCAATTCGCCGCCCGTGCCCAAACAAGCAACAGGAGTTGGACATACGGCAAAAGCGCCATCGCCATGCAGCCGGTATAATCGGTTGCGATAACCCACCAGGAAATCTGATTCCGCGTCCTCCAATTCGTTTTCTTTTTTAATCCGGTTCTGGTCTCGTAAACTAACCCGGATCGCATCCGCCACAACCGTGACCAAATAACGAATATCATCTGTTTCGTCGGGCGATTGGTTAGGAAATTGGGTTAGATAGCGAATACTCTGCAAATCCCGTAATGTGCCGGAACAGGCGAATAACACGTCCTGCACTCGGAATACTTTCTTTTCGCCGGAAACAAAATACATCCATCCACTGGTAAATTGGCTATCTGCTCCGATGTAGACCTTACCGTTTTCAACACAACCCAAAATCGTAGTCATTTATCGCTTTCGTATCATAACCCAAAACGCCCGATTAACCATCAGGCGTCCTGAGTTTGGGATAGTAATGTCCGCCAATAGCTATCAGAATAACGGCACGAGATTGCGCCGCTTCTATCAATATACTCGATGGGTGATTATTTTGCAAGGCGCGCAGTCAGGCGGTACTGGATACATGGCATTTATACGGGGATTGTTTGGCAATCAGCAACCTTAGGGTAGGAGAACTTTGACCGTGTTTATTGACGGTTGACCGCCTGACCTATTGCGCCCCATCTTCTATAAGCATAAGCGCAAGTGCAGAAAAAAGCAAGCTATTGGGCGAAATTACGCCTTCCGTAATTGGTTTTCCCACATAATGTATTGGCCTTTGTTAATGTGTTGTGCAATTAATCGTAACTGATATACCGGCGGATTAGGGTGATAATCACCACCAATGTATTGATAGATGTCTAGTGGCTCTACGGTTTCATAATCACCGTAAATAATATAAACTAAATATCCCCCCTCTAATAAAGCATTATAGACAATTACCTCACTGAAACTAATCGGTTCGCGTCCCCTCTCATGCCGAACTTTAAAATCAATAAAAGCGACGATCCCAGGTTGGGGAAATTTTGTGACTAAGCACAGGTCAATATCACAGGCGTAAAACTCTTTAGGTATTCCTATCTTATGCCATTGTTTGAAAGTATCCCGACTAGGCGACCCCTTTAAATTTCGTTTGTTAGTTTCCATCCATTTTCCTGACATGCTCTATTGATATATTCGAGATTATTATCTACCCCAATTGCTTGACACCCATATTGCAAGGCCACTTTTATGGTAGTCCCTGACCCCATAAACGGGTCAAGAACTACCATTTCAGTTCTCCCAACCGCTTCTAAAATCATAATTGGCAATTCAGATGTAAACGGAGCCGGATGCCAAGACTGTTCTGGTATCGGCCCGAAACAACGCCATACCGTCGATTTACCAATGGGGTGCTCCGATAAAACCGGCGCTCCTTTAGTCAACCAATAAATACGTTCGTCTTCAGGCCAAAACAAAGTTGGGCTATGATTATGCGTGGATTTCCTATCCCAAACAATCTCTTGCCGGATAATCCAATCCGAGCGTCGCAACCAATCCATCGGATGGATCGCCCTCCCCCCCTTTACCCTAACTTTATGGTTATAAAACATAGACGCGCCTGGTTTAGCAACCCGATAGCATTCATTCAAACAATTAACTTGCCATTGCTGATAATCGATTTCCTCGTGGTCGTCTGAATAACCTATTCCGCTTTCGCGGGGTGCGCGTCCGTCCCCTCCCATAGGCCACGACTCGCCGCCTAAATTGTAGGGCGGAGACGTGATGATTAAATCAACCGTTTCATCTCCGATCATTATCATCGCCTCAGCCCTGCCATAGTGGATCATCGGGTCATTAACAATCCCTCCCCCCGGCTTCAGTAGTAGCTCTCGATTTCTATCTTGTTTAATTTGGCCGCGCAACTCATTTCTATCTAGGCCATTACGCTCTGCTAAATCAAGATAATAATCCTGTTTGTCTTGTTCCAGGGAAGCGACCTCCCGATGATGACTCCAACTTAAATTGTTGCGCCGGCGCAACAATTTAACCCTATTCGCTACGTAAGTGTCTATTCTTAATGTCTCATAACTATAAGTGGCGATTTCTAACGCTTGCGCATACATCTCCCCGTAACGATGTTCACCGAAATTTATCCAATCACCGATGGCAAAGTGGATAGTTTTTTCTAAGGCAAACAAAACAGTCCCAATTTGTTCCCATTCTAAGAACGTAACCGATTCATCAATTTGTAAGCCGGTCTGGGAAAGCGTCGCCTTACCAGATACCAAAGAACTTAACTCAATTACTGATTCATTATCCATTGTAATCCTTTCCTGAGTATGGTATATTCTCAGTATAGCAATCCTTCGCAAAAGCTGCTAGGCAGAACCGGATACCTATCCGGTTTTTGCTTTTGTCGCCAGATAAATTCTACCACGTTACCGTATAAATTTCAAGCGCCGATATCGACCATTGTCAGCGTCCCGTTTGCAACATAAACACAGCGAGTACAGGCCGCCGCGTCCGTATTTGTTACGCGGCCAAAAGGCCGGACTTTCCGGCCATTCGTTGCCACAATGCGGGCAGACCTTTAGGTGGGTTGCCAACATTTGCCCGTCCCAACCCGGATCACTGGCAATTCGTTTGCGCGCCCAGTTTGGAGCGAAGCCGGGCTCCCATTCTGCTACCGGCACGCCCGGAGGGAAATAGCCATGCGCCATTAAAAACATTGCCATCCACTCCGTTAATCGTAATAGAGTTTTCCGTCTCGCCATGTCGATCCTCATTCACTAGCACTGCCTTCAGTGTACCATATTCTTGGGCGCGCGTGCAATAGATTAACAACAGATTAATGTTACTTTACATTTAGATGGTTGTATGTTATACTATAGATAGTTAAATAAACAAACACCCCGCGCAACTAGAGGGGCAACCAGCGAGCAAGTATCGACCAACGGAGTAAGGAGAAGAGACAGTGAACAAACAACTAAAGCAACAAGTGCAAACCGCGTTAAACATTGTAGGTTACGACAAAATCACTTTCCATCGTGACAATACCGTGACCATCCGTAGAGGTTTCTTTTACCAACCAGCAGGTCAATTAGCTGGTTACGTTGAAAAAGTCAACCAGCAATTGCAAGCGACTAATCTCGTCTATCGTATCGAAGATCAAGGAACGCATTGGAACAACTGGCCGCGTGATAGTTTCTATACCGTAACCATCAAGGTTTTTGCTGATACCAACGCTATAATCGACGAGCGCGCCGAGTACATTGCCGATGTGATGACTGGTAAGGCCGAATATATTTTAAGCCATGATGAACGGTACTGGAGATTGGCTCATAAACTCCAGGATCGCCAGATACAATTAGTCCGCCATACCATCCACAGTAATGAGGAACGCAATATGCTGCAAGGTTTGATGCAATCTGCAATTACACAGTGGTTGATATCCAACGCCTAATGTCGAAACGCCCACGCGGGCGTCGCCGGAATAACCCGGCCTGATGAGACTAACTAGGGAGCAGACGAATGAGAAGCCAAATTGACGAAATAGCAATTCAAGCATTACAGGCAATAGTTGCTAAAATGGAAGACAAGGCCATTTACTATGAGGACATGGCCGAGGATGCCCGACAACACGGCGAAACCGCGCTCCAGAAATACTATAACCTTCGGGTCGCCGAATACCATCAAGAGGCCAACTTCTATCAAATGAAATTGGAAAACTGGCGTTAGTAGCTAAAGTCGAAACCCGCTCCGGCGGGTCTGCGGGTACACGCCTAACCCACACTGACGATGACTAAGGCGAACTAGGAGAACCAACATGACCCTGATTACTACCGAACACGAAATCGAATTGGCGGCGATGAAGATCGCCAACGATAACTGGTTTGCGGCAGCGCAAATCAGACGGGAATGGGAAGCTGAATGCGACCACCTGAAAGCAGCGCGCCTGTATACCTTTGCCACGCATATCGAGATAAACCGCGCCATTGCCGCCGCTACCCCGAGCAAGATTGATAAACAGTATATCCGCGACTTGATTGTAACCTTCGCTGGCGCAGACCGGGTAATTGCCAAAAAGAACGGCTCGTTTGTAGCGCGGCGGAGTTACTACTATCATGCTGGTTATACGACTGCTAGACTGGCAACCCAAATCTGCGCGGTGCTGGGCAAATACGGATATACCGTGACCATCCTGGGCAAGCGGGATAACTTTCAACCCTGGCCGCGTGATAGTTACGTCGAAATCACTTTTGCGGTTAAATAACTTACTACCAATAACTTGCAATATGTATGCAGGTATGTTATGCTAATAGAAGCAACAAACGGAGAAAAGGAAAATCAGCAATGCCAAACCGAACTCGAATTATCTTTTCTACTACCCCGGAACACCGGGCGGCTATCGAGGAATGCGCGAAGCGGTTAGGAATATCGTACAGCGAATGGATACGCCTGGCGTGTGACCGGCAGATGGACGCGCAAGGATACCAATGCCCGGACTATCATATCATGACGCAACAGGAAGGCGCGGAAAAACGCTGGCGTGCGGTCAAACGAGGCGAACCCAAATGAATGACCACAATTGCCAAACCTGTGATTCCGCCCGCCACATTTACGATAACGGCGGGGAACCGGAATACGAGAACTTGCGCCGGGACTACCTCGATAAGATTGAAATCCCCGTTGGCAACGAAATCTATTGCCAACAGGAAGGCTGGCAGTGTATCCAATGGGCACAGCCGGACTGCCCGTATTACCAGTTGGGAACGCCGCGCCGCTATGATCCTAAAGAAGCCATCGGCGAGCCGGGGCAAAAGCGGCTGGCCGAAATCCGGCAAGGGATTACCCAACGGCAAGCGGAACTACAAGAGAACTATGCTAGGCGGAGGTACACTTACAACGGCTATGAATATATCTATGCACTGGCGTTAGACGCACAAGATCATTACCTCTACTGGCAAGAGCGCCGGTTTGATGGCGGCGGGTTTGTGACCGATTACCGAGTCGCCACACGGTTTACCGAAGCCGAGGCCAGAGAACGCCAGAAAAGTCACCCGGAATTAATCATCACTGATTTGCGGCATTTCATCCACTCTATTAAAACAGGAGAATGAACCATGACCAATAAAGGCATTTATGTAATCGAATTGCAATCCAAGCATGGGAACGCGCGCGGTTATTTACAAGGCAATCGGATTGTGAATACTATCGGCGAGGCAACCCCTTACGATACCAAATTTGAAGCGGCCTATGCTACCGTTTCCGCGAGTCGCCACTTGCTCATTCCGCCTAAATGCCACCTAGAACCCCGCGAATGGCAGATCAGCTCTGAGAATTTACCGGCAGTAGATAATGGCTAACCAATACCAATCCTCACGGCCTAACGGTTATCACCAATCCGCTACCTCAAAATGCCTTTGGTGTACATATTGGGCAGAAATCGAATACGCGATGGCTTCACTTCTAATCTGTTGCCTGCACAGTTTTAATTTCTGCGACATACTCGAATCCAAATCCCACGTCTGCCCGGACTATGAAGTCGCTATCAAGGAGACTACTCATGATTGATACCAGCGCCAAACAACTTAACGATGCGGTCAGCCGGGCGACGGCGTTTCAATTGGATTATGTCCATGACGCGAATCTCGCCAATGAACTACTGGAAACCATTACGGCGAATAACCCAAATGTTGTATGTTTGATCGAGGTTCACGCGCAAGAGAACCCTGACTTTCCGCCGCATTCCTGGACGGTGAGGGTTGTCCAATTGAATAACGGGACGCCTATCGGAATTGGGCAATCGGCGCGTTATCCGTTGGCCGTCTGCGAGGCGTACTTGCAGGCGCACAATCGACTGAGAGAATAATCATGAGTGATAAACCGCCGCTGTATTGGCCGCCCGATTATACCCGCGAATTCACTGAACGGTGGAATAACGGCGACTCTATTGAGGCAGATACCAAACTTTGGGGAATTACTCTGGCGACGGGCGGACGGTATGGCCGTAAAGGGCGCGCCCCAGGGACGCGGCGCATTCATAAGATAGCCGAGTCTATCGTGATACCTGAACCATTATCCCCAATTTATCAAGCCGAACCTATCCAAACTCCCAGCGCGATTGTCATCTCTGATTTAGAAATCCCCGACCACGACCCGTTTTATCTGCGCTGCGCGATACTAGCAGGCATGGCAAACCATATCAGAACGCTTATTATCGCCGGGGATTTTGTGGCGAACGATCATTTCTCACCCTTCCCAAAACGCTACCAACCGGAAAACGCGCCCAATGAAAAACAGATTTTAGCGACTGCTCAAACCATCATAAACCAATTGGCAATCTGGTTTACTCAAATTGTTCTTATTGCGGGCAACCATGATGAAAGGATAGCCAAAACCACCAACGCCGGAATAGATTTGGGGATGTTACTTAAACATCCAAACTTCCATTATTCCCGGTACTCTTATCTCTGGCTTACTACGCCATTTGGCGACGTGCGGATTTTACACACCAAACAATACCGCAAGAATCCATTGTCACTGGCGCAAGATATTCTTGACAAGTCGCCGCGCAAAGGACATATCGTCATCGCTCACCCGCATATCTATGCACAAGGGTATAGCCGAGACGGGCGCTACCAGATGCACTGTCTCGGAACAGGGCGCGACCCTAACCGCACGGCTTACTTACAATTGGATGAGACTACTCATCCAACCTGGAATAGTTCATTCTTGAAAATTGCCGACGGTGAATTGATTCCATTATTTACCCGTGACACAAATTGGCGACGAGAACTAGGCGCACTCTATCCGGCCTTACATAAAAGCGAAAAAGGCAAACAACCATGACGAATTACAATTCCACTACCGACGCACTGGTAAACTATGGCAACTCTGCGCCTTTACTTCATTCCTGCCTCACTTGTGCGCAACTAGGGTTTTGGGTTACATTACGCGGGGATGAGATACTAGTGAAAACCCACTGCTTATTGGATGATTACCCGCTTGACGCTCAGACGGTTCGGCGCGGTTGTTTCGCCTGGAAATTAACTACCACTCCGATGGTTATTACCCTAGCCGATGAGAGCAAACAACCATGATCGAATCGACTGTATTACCACCTGGATTTGATTACGTCAACCGGTGTTGGATTTGCGATCACTACCGGGATTACGACCAACCAAATCCAGGCGACGAACCGCACTGTGATCGTTTCCAGGTATCGTTTTCGGAAACAACCCCGGATGCGTATGACCCGGATGTTATGTGCTGCGCGGATTTTGCCCTAATGAAATTACGAGGCGAACATGACCAACCTTGACCCGATAATAGAATACGAACTGCGGCATCGCCTGCAGAATATCGTTTATCTAACCGACGAAATCATGGCGACTTTCCCTTTGATCGAAGAGCCGCTACTGGAATTACTGCAACTTAGAATAGCGGAGTTTGATAAGTTGTTCACCCAAACCTTAGAGAAATTGGAAGGCGACTAATGGCAACCTGTATCGTTTGTGGCGGCGAATTCCACAAATCGCGCAACCGGAAAACCTGTTCCCTGGAATGTTCCCGGCAGCGCCAGAGCGAGTATCAATTCCTACGGCGGCTCAACCCCAACTGGCAGATTCACCAGCGAACCTACCGCGCCAACCGCAAGGCGCAAATGATGGCGGCAAAGATCGAGGCGGCGACAAGAAGTTCATTGCGCGGTGAAACCTGGAAAGAGGGACAACCATGAGCGAGTACAGCACCATAGCAACCATCTTATCGGCAATCGCTATCGTTATATCGGTAATTTGCCTATGGTTTAATCGTAAGTTGGCACTCGAAGTCAAGCACAGACGGGATGCTAAACTGCGCCATAACCTTGAGCGGACAATGACTAAAGAGGAACTAGTGAAAATGGCGCTCGCCGACACCGACCCGGACTTACGTCGCATCGCCAGCAAAATACTACACGACCGAAATTGACTATTTACAATCGCCGCAAGAGGGTATAGACTAATAAGTGAACCACTGAACGCGCCTAGTGCGCCGTAGGTGGTGGCAAATTGTACTGGTAGCTAGATTTGGCGGTTCTCTGTAGGTGGAAGTCCTGAAAATTAACCGCCGCTATACCGTATCCAAAAGGTGACTCGTTCGCTGAGTAGTGATACACCCGGAGTTGGCGGCCTCCACAAAACCGCCTTCGGAATATAAAAGGAAAACTCGCTTGGAAGGCGAGTATCGGTAACAATGCACTTGGATGTGTGCTATAGTTAGTATACCACAAAACACATCCCGGTCAATAGTGAATAGGAGACGAACATGGGCATAACTACGCAACAAACCTGTTGTATCTGCGGAGACCTCTTATCCCAACAGGCGCTAGATGGGCAATCTGACCCCAATGATCCTACTAAATTTTACTGCGGGCGAGATGGAGATGGGTATTATTCATACTGTAAAAATACCCGCAGACTTCCTGCGCCGAGCAGTTTCACCCGGCTACCAGAACGCCCTCGCTGCTCGACCTGCATTTATGCAACCAGAAACTATCTGTGGGCATATAATGACACGGCACACTGTTACACCTACGACGCGGTTTGCCGTCGTTATCAAGTGAACTTTGCTTGGAAACCGCGCACAGAAGAAGAATATGATCCCGACCAAAATATATGCGGGGACTGGAAGCCAATTACCGATTAACCCTAGACTCCCGTGACGCCCTATAGGGGAAATTGCCCCTTTACACCAAACGGGAACGGGTATAGAATAGGGGTAGCGATAAGAAGCTAAAGGCCGTAGCAAGCCTAACCAATCACACAAGAGGCCGTTTCGATCACGGCTGTGCCAAAGGCTATACCTGTGCTTGGGTAATTGCTACAGCCGGGGCAACCGTGATCCAAGCGGCTTTTGTTTACGGAGGGATAATGCTAAAAGTATGTATCGTATGTGGGAGAGAGTTTGACGCACAAAATAAAGCCAAATGCTGCTCCCCCGAATGTTCAAAATATCATAATGGCGAATACAACCGACAATACAAGTCTACGCCGAAAGCCCGCGAGCGCCAACGTCAGCGTCGCTCAACCCCTGAATATAAAAGATACGAACGCCAACTTTCTGCAACAGTCTGGCGTAAAAAATATATGCGCGAATACGGCTATCGCCGCCGTGCCACAGCAAAATTCCGGGAATACGGGCGTATTAAAACTCACAATCGCCGCGCCCGCAAGCGCAACCTGCCTAATACATTCACGCCAGAGCAATGGCGACACGCGCTAGACTATTTTCACGGCTGCTGCGCGGTGTGCGGTAGGCAGATGAATGACCTATTCGGTGAATTTTATCCCGCCGCCGACCATTGGATACCACTCAGTTATAAAGGCAAGGATAATCCCGGCACGACAGCGACGAATATTATCCCACTCTGTCACGGAGTAGGGGGATGCAATAACAAAAAGAATAGCACTATGCCGGATGAATGGTTGGAGCGTGAATACGGCAAGCGGAAAGCAAAAGAGATTATTGCGAGGATCGAAACGTATTTCGAAAGTATTATCTAGGAGTAGAAATCATGTATCACTGGGAATTGCGAAAACATCTGGACGCCTTAAAGGGCGCTCGGCTACACGTTCTTACTAACCTCATGCTCCACATGAATACTCACTGGCGCGCATGGCCGAAAGAAAAAACCATCGCTAAAGAAATCGGCTATGACATCGGCACGATCTCCGGCGCGCTAAAAGAATTAGAAACCATCGGGGCAATAGTCGAAGTACCCTACTCGGAGCGAATTGGCAAAAAAGAACTGGCGCTACACAACCGGCGCACGGTCTATCAATTAACCGGGGCGTTGGAACATAACGGCGAGATCGTACCCTATCTGGTTCTACCGAATAACCCGGAAGCTATCCAAACCATTTTAGCCGAATTGGACGGCTTAAATGCTAAGGTTCATTTTGGCAAAATTCCAACTTGGGAAAACCCCCTGCCAATAGAAGATATACCAGAAGAGATAGAAGGTATTCCATTAAAAGATTCTTCGCCTAGCGGCGAGGCGCTCCAAGATGAAAGCGATAAGCCAAACGTAACCGACGATAATATTCTCCTGAATTGGGTAAAGGGAGAAGCAAGCGACTACATGGAAGGGTTTGCTGAGTCGTTAGTTGAAACCGTAAGCGGCAAGCCCAATGACGAAATGGATTATGCGCGGGAATACCAAAAGCTGGTACGCTTTTTCCCATTGGCGCGAGTGCCTATAGATAAGCTGCGGCAGTCAGCAACGCCGGAAGGATTAGCCCGCGAGGATATGGATGAGTGGCTTATGACCGGTGTGACTGGGCGTTATATACCGGAGATCGTTAATCCATGTATAGACGAATCGGGGCATGAGGACGGGAGTATCTGGCGCATTACCGATTTTGGGCGCTATGTATTGGAGCAAGTGGGCAAACCGGGCATTGATTGGTCGCCATTAACGCCCGCCGAAAGCAAACATGCGATAGAGGTAGCGCGGAAATATCATCTGGAATGCCAACACCTGAGCGCCGAAGCTACCCTCCATTCTGGCGAAAAGACGCCCCGGCATACCTGCAATAATCCATTATCGCTTACCAACGTTGCCGTCTGCGAGGGTTGCCGGAATTATGAGCCGCCCACGCGATTTCACCATGTACCGAAAGTGGACAAATCGCAAGAGATTGCTAGTTATACCGATAATATACTGATTACTTTCAATGCGGATAATCCCCCTACCCCACCGACGTCTCTTAGCATCGGCGGCGGCCAGGATGAAACAATGGCGCTGATAAATCAGGCGTTGGCGGAAGTGGGAGTAGTGCCTATCCGGGAACGGGTAAAAGTGACGGTTACTGATCTAATCACCCGGCGCGCCGAAGAATATCAGGGCGATTTGTCCATTACCTTTAATGCCGCCCCCCCTACCCCACCGGCGGAAATTAGCGGTACAGACGGCCAAAATCAGGCGCAAACCCCACCAATTGTTGCGAGTCGCAACAATTCGCTGCCGGAATGGTGTACCAAACGAGTAGTGTCGATCCTTGCGCAAGTCTACAATGAAGGGCGTTACGCGCCGTCGCCACATATCACCGGCGATAAAATGACGGTGTTTAAATTAATCAGTCACGGTTATTTAGCGGATACAGGGAATCCCTTGCAGCCGCGTTACACTATTACCGAGACCGGCAGGGCATTTTGCGAAGCGCAACCCAAAGTGATGGCGGCTATTGAGGATTATAAGGCCGCATCCGCCAAATCAAAAGCGCAGCCTAAGTTGCCGCGCAAGGCCAAAGTAAAAAACGATTTCCCTACCGAAATCGCCGAACCCGCAGTCCAGGCGATTGCCGAGGCATTAGCGCAAGCCTGCTATCAGGGAACGTTTGCCAGTTGTGAACCGGGTACACGGAAGCGCATAGGAGCGGTAGCGTGGCAATATCATTACACCGGGCATGATTCGGAAACGGTGAGTATGGTCAAACGATTTTTTGACGGCCAAGAAAAACCCTGGACAAACTGCCAACCGGAGGCGTACTTGAAACACATTGATAGCGCAAAGGCGTGGCAGAATGGCAATCGAAGCGCCGCTATCCCGGAAGTCGGCGGGGCAAGTGGGATTGAAATTTACGGGCAAGATGAAATCGAAGACGAAAGCGAATAGGAGAACCTCATGTTATTCAAACCGGAATTAATCGAGAAGATACTCGGCTACGAAAAGACACAGACGCGGCGTATTGCCTTGCTTGGAGATGAATACAAAGTCCTTGAGATAGATTATCGGACGAAAGAAATTTCCTATGCTTGGGTAAAAAGAAACGGACGGATGAAATGGCGCGTCGGTCAAACTTATGCGCTACAGCTAGGACGCGGAAAGCCGGGGATAGGGCGTAGAATAGAAATCATCAGTATCCGTAAACAATTCTTACAGGGAATCACCGAGGCGGACGCCATCGCCGAGGGATTTGCTTCCATCGCCGAATTTGCAGCGTATTGGGATAAAATCAATGGGAAGAAAAAGGGATACGCATGGGCGGACAATCCTACGGTTTGGGTGTTAGAATTTGAACTAATTCCGACGGGTGATTACCGGGATGCGCGAGGTTGCCTAGAATGGGATGGAGAACCGGCGGAAAAAACCATTCGGCGATTGCGCGGGTATAAGGAAGATGAGCTATGAGCCAAACCGGAGTACCCTATGCGGATTTCGCCTTGAATATCTATAAGTGGTTTTGCACTCGCATTAGCGCCGGATGCAAAAACTGTTACGCTTTGGAATTAGGCAAACGATATCCACAGAACACCTCTGATCATATCGAGTGGCGCGAATCGGCGATGAATGAATGCCGCCAATGGCAACCGGGCGCGTTTGTGTTTGTGAATGATATGAGCGATACCTATCACGAAGGAGCGCCGTTGGGTTATATCCAACGCATTCATGAGATTATCGCCGAACATCCACAACAGATATTTCTAACACTCACGAAACGTCCTACGGTGGTAAACAAACTCGCCTCGATACTTAAATGGCCGAGTAACCTCTGGTTTGGGGTAACTGTAGAATCGGCGGATTATACCTCTCGGTTGCCTTTATTGCGGCGGATTCCGGCGGCGGTTAGGTGGGTATCCTACGAACCGGCGCTCGGCAGTCTGGATAAACCCGATTTGTCGGGGGTTGACTGGTTGGTATGCGGCGCGGAGTCGGGAGCGAACCGGCGTTATTTTGAGTTGAATTGGGCAAGGGAAGCTCAGGCATTATGCGCCAAACAAGGCGTGGCGTTTTACTTCAAACAAAGCACCGGGCAATTTCCAGGGATGCGCCCCGACGCGCTAGGGCAATTGTACCAGGACTTCCCCGGCGGCATAAAGCCATTGCGTCACCAACACCAACCGGAACAACCAAAAGCGCCAACCAAACAATTATCATTGTGGGGTGATTAAATGAGCGAGCCGAAATTAACTCATAGCGAAAAGTGCCGGATAACGCGGCTGTTGGGTTGTTACTTCGATAAGGGTTTCAAGTTGCAATCGGAAGGGCGCTACTATTTGGCGTATATCTATTCGCCTCATTACCTAAGCAATATCATTATCGGGGTGGATAGAATAGCGCGCATTGAAGTGGGGGTTCTGGGTAATCCCAGTTTCAAAGAACAAACGGTCACTTCCGAAAAAGCCGGACAAATCATCGGCGAGTTGCAGATTATGAAAGACGTTTGTGATAGCGTGAACAGAATACTATCGGATGGAGACAACAAATGACTACGTTCTCCGATGATACTTTACGGCAAATTCACGCGATTGATTTGCGCGCCCATATCTCCAAAAACGGTCATCCCATGCCGCCACAGGGATTAATTAAGTGTATGTTCCATGAGGAGAAAGACGGTTCTTTTTCGGTCTATACCGGAGACGATGGTAAACCGCGCTGGAAATGTTTCGGGGCTTGCGCTACCGGCGGCGATATTATCGACTGGGAACAAAAGAAATTTGGATTGGACTACGCCGGAGCTATTCAGTTGCTCGCGGAAGAATACCATATCCCCATAAATAACAACGGCCACTCGCTAACCCCGGCAGTTGACCTAACCGCCGCGCCTGCCGATGGTAAACTACCAGAATATACCAGCGCCGCCGAGTACGCTAAAAAACACGGCTTGCAATGGTATCTCCTAGAAGCGCAAGGCTGGCAGGAGATTACTGTACGTGGCGAAAAAGCCCTTCGCATCCCGTCCTCAGATGGCAATCCGCGGATACGCCTGTTATCCTCGAAACGGTTCTGGCGGGAACGGGAAGGCGAGGGCGCGATTTGTTGGTATGCTTTCCCCGGCACGCGCAAAATTGGCGAAGCCCTCGAAACCGTCGCGCCGATGGTAGTCTTGTGCAATGGACAGATTAGCGTCGAGGTAGCGCGCCATTACGGGTTGCAAGCGTTTTGTTTTACCGACGGCGAAAAAGCTATCCCGGAACATCTATTGCCGGACTTAACTAAACTCCTGGAAACAACCCCCGGTCTGCAATTGATTGTGGCGTTGGATAATGACAAACAAGGCCAAAGTAGCGCGGCCAAGATTGTCAACCAATTGAGCGTCTACCGGGAACGGGTGAAGGTGGCGGACTTCGCTGGCAAAAAAGAACATTATGATTTAGCTGATTTTGTGATGGAACACCAAAATAATACTGCCGCCGATTTCCCGGCGATTTGCAAGCTGCCTACCCTACCGGCTTCTGAACAATCGGCGCAATTGGTATCCGGCAAGATCGCATTACAAAAGTCTATTGCCCGTTGGCAAAAGAGCATTACCGATGGGAAGCCGGATTACACGTTTCAGACGGGGATTACCCGGATAGACGCGGCCTTACAAGGCTTGACGCCGGGCGCGATGTACTTATTCGCTGCGGATACTGGCGTTGGCAAAACTACCCTCATGGCGTCATTAGCGGCGAATCTTATCTTCCAAGCGCCTGGTTTGATTATCTCTTTTGAGATTAATGAGGAACGGTTTACCGATCGACTATTAGCCTATTATGCTCACGTCCCGTATGGGTATATCCCACGCGGCGGGCATTATGATTATAATGATATGCGCTGGTTGCCGCTCACAGCACAACAAAATGAGGCGATACGCAATGCCCAAACAAAATTACAATCCGCGATGGATTACCAATTTCTGGGGCAGGCAGATACCAGCACCCCCGGCGCGATTGAGCAGTCCGTTACTAACGCCATAACCGGACACGCGATTAAATGGCTCATTTTTGACAGTATGGACGGGACGCGCCTGTCGGCCAACTCTGGGATTTATGAGGATACTCGCGCTACGGCATTAGTGATCGAGGCGTTGGCGCGGCGCACCGATTTGTTGATTTTAGCAACCTGCCAGACTGGACGCCATACCCAACTAGGGGACGCTCCAAAGCTGCACGACACTTACGGGGGGTCGCCGTTGGAATCCAAAGCGCACGCGGCGCTGGCAATCTATGACCCGGACGCGGCCAAGCTGCTACCGGAACAGGTAAACCAACCGCGCAAATTGCAACTTCGCATCAACAAAAATCGAGACGGCGAAACCACCAAAAATATTCCAATTTGGTTTCGCCCCGGTATTGGCTTTTACAATATTCAATCCGGGACGCCAACCGCCAAACCGTTGCCTAACTTGCGCGCCGAATTTAGCGCCAAGAGTGAGGATAAATAGCTATGCTCTACGATTACCTCTACGATTTATTCCTAGCCGCACGCGGTGAATTTTTTGAGGATGGCATGGAAAGCTATTTCTCTCGTGGCTTGGAAGCGGCGATCCAAACGCATAAACATTTGGCCGTCGGCGTATTGCGCGTGTTAGTTGTAGACATTCACCTTTCCCCAAGCGTGGTTGGCGAGGCTATGCGTTGGATAGGAAGCGTAGACGAACCGGATACTTGGGAATGTCGCCGGAGTTTGTTGGAGTATTGTTTAGAACACCCAAACCCAGAAGTACGTGACGGCGCGGGCTTGGGGTTGGCGGCGATGGATGACCCAAAAGCAATCCCGGCAGTATGGCGGGCGATAAACCGGGAACAGTTATCCATATTACGCCGGGGTTTGCAACAGGTTCTCGATCAATTGGTGGAGACGAGGGATAACCATCCTTGACGCCAAAACGAAGTAGGTGTAGAATGGATGGTAGCGGAATGACTACCCGCCTGATAGAGGCTAGGCCAGACAGCGACAATGTTCCCACACGGGACGGCGCTTCACTTAGGGTTAGTCACCTGAGTCAGTCTGGTAAGCACCGTACCGTCTGGGAATTTTGTTTATCCAGGAGTAACCCATGCAGCAACTTAGTCTATTCGGTAATCAGCAAGATCACTCCGGCGACCCGCTCCCGTTGTTAGTGGCGGCCAAGTGGGGTTTTCCGTTGGCTCACCATATACAAGGCGAGGAATACTTTTACTGCGTCCAGGATTGGATTGCAGGCATCTGCCAATGTGGGATACCGGAAGCAACCCAATCTCTCCATAATCTTGAGCGCAATGGGCAACTAGTGTTTTCAAAACAAGAGTTGCCTTACTTGGCAACGAATGGGAAAACCTATCAAATCGCCCATACCAATGACAAGGGGTTGTATCTCATCGCTGGTCATTTGCGCGTTACCAAAAAGCGCCCGGCCTTAAAACAAATCAAGGAATATCTGGCGGCATTGGGGGTTCTCTTTGACGCCGAGCGGTTGAACCCGGAACTGGCCGCGCAAAGAGTAATCGGACGCTACGAAGCAAGGGGCAAATCACCCGCCTGGATCGAGACGCGGATAAACGGCATTGCCACGCGCAAGATGCTTACGGCGGCGATTATGGATTGTGTCAGTGGCGCAAGCGATCATACCATCGCCGT